TCTTCGCCTGGCTTTAAGTCGCGTTTAAGCACGGTCAATCTCCTGTCAGCTATTTGAATACTGTTCGAACTCGGCTTCGCTCAGCTTAGCAATCTCGGCTTCATACTTCTCCGGGTTGCTGTCAGCCAGTCGATCGAGCCATGCCCATTTGCCATCTTCCGTGCTGGTGGTGTCAGCGGCCGGAACCTTACCCAGGGTCGGCGGGACATTGCGGGTCTGCTTCGCGGGTTTCTGTTCCTGCTTGCCTGGCTGCTTGCCTTCTTCCTTCGCAGGCTTCTGAGGCGTGATGCCAAGATCTTCCGCCCACTGCTTATAGGCTTTCTGAAGGTCAGCCAGGCCCGGCTCTTTGCCAGCCTTCATGGTTTCGGCTGTGACGCGCTGCACGATCTGGTCATACACCGTCACCAGGGTCTGGTTCTTGGTGATTTCAGGGTGCTCACCCAGGAAGGTTTCAACAGTCGTATACCAGCGCGTTTCCACCTGGTTGCGGTTCATTTCCTGGGCCAGTTGCACCTTCTCTTCCAGGCGCTTCAGCTCATAGCGCTTGTCGTTCAGGTCGCTCAGCTCATCTTCCAGCTTATCGAGAGCATCGTGATACTCTTTGGAAGTCAGGTCGCCATCTTCGTACTTGTCCGTCAGGGAACGGCGCTCGGTACGAATTTCCGCCCGGCGGTCAGTGATGGCCTTCACCTGGTCATCAAAGTCAGCTGGAAGCTCAGCACGGATTAAAGGCACCGGCTGGCTGGTGGTCGCCGCCTGGTCATCAGCGCCATCATCGCGGCCTGGCTGGTCATCGTCACCGGCATCATCCTGCTTGCCGCTGTCGTCATCACCCTTATCGTCGTCACCGGCGTTATCATCGCCATCGGCATCGCCAGCGCCTTCGTCGCCGTCATTGCCGTCATCTGCATCATCAGTGCCGGTGTCATCGTCTTCGGTGGTTTCGTCGCCTTCATCCACCAATTCGTCGTCTTCCAGACCTGCGCGCTCTTCTTCGGTCAGGAGTTCCAGTTCTTCGGGTGTCATGCCGTGTTTAGCCATTCGTCATATCCTCTTGCTGAGTGGGAATTTGCTGAGCGTCCTGGTTCGGGTCGCCCTGTTGCTGCTGAGCCTGTTCCTGTGCTGCCTGCTCCTGTTGCTGTTGCTGCATTTCCGCTGCCGCCTGCTCAAGACGTGCCTGCTCGGCGCTGTCCTGCTCATTCTCGGTGCGAGATTTGAAACCTGCTTCGTGCATGATGCCATCAGCCACCGGCACCGCCTGCGGCGTGGTGAGCGCTGCGATAGCTGCCTGAAGAGACTGAAGCTGTACCTGAACCGCCTGAAGCGCTGCGTCGTTGGTCAGCTTCTGGATGGTAGCGCCGTCTTTCTGTGCCGCCATCACATCGCGCTGGGCTTTCGCCTCTTTCCCGGCAATGGTCGCCAGGGCGTCGCGCTGCTGCAATTCCGCCTGCTGCTGAGCCGCTGCCTGTTTCTGCAATTCGGCTTCCTGCTCTTCCGGCGTCATCTCTTCGGCGTCCGGGTCACGCATGCCAGTGACCTGGCGGATACGTTTAACCAGCTCATCACGGCTGGCGATGTCCATGCCTTCCACAATGAGGTCGAGCATCACGATAGCCACCTGAGGCGCGACCGGTGCCAGCTGCCCCAGTAGCGCCATAAGCTCTTCGGTCTGTGCCTGGCGTACAGTAGCACGCCAGTCGGCTTCAGAGATAATAAAGTCAGCTTTGGTGCGAACTATATCATTCTCTGGCATACCATCGTTAATGGTGATGTATTCCGGCGTGCCGCGCATATTGGTGATGCGAAACTCTTTCTCTTCGCTGAAATACTGCTCGATGAGGCTGAGCTGCTTTTCACCCTGCACCTGAACGGCAAAGCGCAGGTTATCGAAGATGCCAGCAGTCGCCAGGCTACCCTGCTCCTGACGCGCCGTGATGGCCCGGCCGCTGGTGGCATTGGTCGAGCGCCCCAGGTTTTCGTCAGTAACGCCTGATTGCGACTGAATCATCGAGATAGACCTGCTCATCAGGTCGAGGTGGGCGCCTGCCAACTCACGCTCGGCGTTCAATTCGACGCGCTTATTCGCCTTAACCACCAGGACGGCATCTGGTCTTGCTACCTCTTCCCTGAATTCTTCAAGGTCTTCTACCGCGCCCTCTTCGATAATAACTTTGTTGGTGCTGAGGATATGCAGGGCTTTAGAGGCGCGCTTGTTGATGTCCTGCTGGATATCGCGCATGCCACGGATCATCCCATAAGGCAGACCATCGCGGCCACGGCGATAGCACCAGTACGGGGTGAACGGGAACTGGTTATGACGGTACGGGCTTTCGCCGTAGTAGAGCACGCCCTGGGCGGTGAAGATGGCGACGTGCATGCGCATCATGGTCTTTTCCACGATGACAGCGCGACCTGCTGCAATTTCTTCCTGATGGCCCGGCGCGGGGTTCTTCTCGTCCTCTACCACTTCGCCAGAGAAGTCACCGCCACTGATGCGCTTCACCTTCTTGGGCTCACGGAACCAGCATTCAATGAGGCGCACCCTGTCGCGGCGCGAGTCACCGGCCAGTGACCGACTGGAGCTGAACGTCTCGTTCTCCATCTCCATGCTGTCCATCGCTTCGTCGCCCTGGTCATCGATGCCGTAGCGATTGCTGTCAGAGCATGAGGCACGCAACAGGCCGATGCGGTCAGGGAACATGGCTTCAGCGATATCGAGATCCACCCACTTGGCGCGGTAGATGTAGCGGCAGTCGCTCAGGTCTTTCTCTGTGCAGGCGCTATCCCATAGGATGTTTCGCCAGCTCTCATAGCGGGTGAATACCGGCTCGCCGTCGTCATCGTCCTGCACGCCATCTTCAACCCAGCCGATGCCGACCTTCACGGCATCCTCAAAGGCGCGTGAGCGGTGGAACGGCGTGCGGTTAACGTCGCTCAGGTACTTCAGCAGCTGTGATTTGCGCTCTGCTGGCTTCCCGGCGTCTTTACGGCGCGGCAACACCTTATAGTCAGTGCGCCCGCGCTTCTCGGTGCCGATTACCCAGTTAACCGATGAGCTGATGACGTTATAGACCAGTGGCATCTGCCCGCGCTCGCGCAGAACGGCGGCATCCTCTTCATCCCACTGGATGTTGTCATAGTAGTCTTCATCGGTCGCCATCTGCGCCCGGTTCTCAGCCTGGCGGTCAAGCTCGGTTTCGTAGCGTGACAGGAGACGCCCATGAATGCGCATCATCCGCTCACTGTCGAGCTTATGCCTTTTCTTCGGCTCTGTGTCGGGCTCGGTATCTTCCCGGCGTGACCACGCATCAGAAGTGTCTACGCGACTCTTCTGGAAGTCCATGCCGCTGTCTTTGATGTCGTTATCAAACACGGTCGATTATCTCCTGGTGAGTAACCTTCCCTGTATTGCGGTCAGTCCTGAAGGCGTCGGCCACAACAACCTCAGTTGTGGGTTTCGGTGGCATCATCACCAGGTCATCGATGAGGTCGCGGATAGTGCTGGCGATCCTGATGAGGGTGATACGGTTATGCGGGTCAAGCTCCAGGGCATGGGCAAACACGTAAGCCGACCGCGCTGCCTCTTTCGGGTTTCCCTTCTCTTCCGTCCAGATCCAGGCGTTCTCCTGCGGGATAACTACCGGCACGCAGTTTTCACCGCCCAGGCGATTGGTATTGACCAGAACCATCACCGGCTTGTGCTTGCCGCCGAACCAGGTCAGGTAAACAGTGATGTCGCCACGTTCATAGCGGCGGTGATATTGGGTAAGGTCGAGCGCGTATTGTGTCATTAAGCCACCATGCCTGATCTGTTTCGCCGCTTCGGCCTGCTGCCTGCGGTAACTGTGGGTGAATTCGAAAAGACCTGAGCGAACTGCCTGAATGCGTCGGCCCCTTCAGAGTGAACATCATGCAGCGGCTGGTCGGTGAAGCATCCCAGGCGCTCGCTCCATGTTTTGCGGTACAGGTCGAGATGCGTGATGCCTTCTTTGCACGCTGTCTCATCGAACCAGCATGAGCCCAGGATATCGCGCACCGCCTGGATGCCCTGCTGTATCTCCGGTACGCGCGGAACCAGCTCAACGTGACGCAGGCCCAGCTTCTCCAGCATCTCAACCGGGCGCAGGTTCTGTTCCATGCCCTGGCGCTGGTGGTCGCCGTCGTGAGGCAGGTAATGACGCCCCCAGACGTAGCCGGTTTCCTGTAGCTTTCTGACGTAATAGCTGTACGGCTCGCCCCAGCCCTCGATGAAACCGATGAACCGGTTCTCCTGCCCCACCTTCTGGTGCAGCCATATCGCGGTGCCGTCACCTGCTCCGATATCCCAGAAGGTATTGACCGGGTATCCAGGCGTATAGGGAACGGTCGTTATGCGCTTCTGTTTGCGCGCCGCCGTCATCTGCACCGAATAATAGCAGCCTTCTGTCGAGCGTTGGAAGGCTTCAGCAGGTGTGGAAGGGTATTCCTGCCACATCTTCTCATCAGCGCCTGAGAAGTCGCTTTCGCGGGTTGCCACGTACCAGGCGCGCTGCTCGATATCGATGACGCAATTACACTGCGCCTCTATCTCATCGAAATACTCGTTATCCTTCGCCGTGATAACCACGTCATCAGGATCCATGCGGTAGCCCATCTCACCCCACCAGGGGAAGAAGTGGAACCGGTAATCCTTCGGTGTGAGGCGCTTGCCGCTAATCAGCTTCTTCTCGGCCGTCTGGCACATCTTAAAGAAGTCGCCTTCCCTGCCCTCTGCCGTTGACTCGATGAACAGCTGGCCGCTCAGCGGAACGGCAGGGATAGAGCCGGTAATCACCTCGCGCGCCCTGTCAGGACGCTTGGCGCATATCTTCCCGAATTCAGAGACGTGCAGGTATTGTAGCGTGCCGGAACGCATGGATGTCGATACGCGGATAGAGCTGTTATTCGCGAACACAAGCTCTTCGGCGCTATCACGCTTCAGGGGCATCGCTTCGCGTAGCGCTGGTGGCAATCGCTCATAGGCGAACTTCACCTTGTCACGGAAGATGGCCTTAGCCGCGTCCTCTTCGTGAGCGATGATACCGGCACGGATGTTCTTTCTGAACAGTGCGCAGTCCAGGAAGTAGATAGCGATAAGTGTGGTGAAACCCAGCTGGCGCGCTTTGAGGATGATATTGCGGTAATGCAGGTTAGCCAGCAGTCGCCGCTGCGCCCGGTTCGGCTTGAAAGGCTTGATAAGGTCTTCCTCGCCTTCCTCGCCCTTCACCATGATTTTATACAGGTAGCCTGAGCACAGACGCCAGATAGGGTCTGCCAGGCACTGCCTCAGCTCATCCTCGCTGGTGGGGATGAAGTCGAGCGGGATGGTGCTCTTCAGTTTCGCAGCCATACAGCGCCCCTACGCAAAAAGCGCAGGCCAATGGCCCGGCCTGTGAGCCAGAATTCACGTACAAGCGCAGGTTTTGCGTTATACTCCCGATGAAACACCAAAGATGTGCGCAGTTTCTGCGCTTTGACATGAATCAATGTGAATGAGGATGAATCAGTATGACTGGCTACGAACTGAAGCTGTGGAGAACAGGCATGGGCTGGGAACAGGAGCGAGCCGCCGAAGAACTTGGCGTATCGCGCCGCACATACCAGAAGTACGAAACCACTCAGCCACCAAAGGCGGTCATTCTTGCGACGCAGGCACTCAGCCTCAAAGCCCTGTGGCCTGAGGCTACCAAAAACCTGAGCATGATTGCCGCGCTGGTGGGTCATTAATCGTCGCCCTCATCGCTTACCGGCCTGAGGGTTGCCGCCTTCAGGTCTGATATGAGGGCGTAAATCGGGTTCTCTTTGTCGCCCTGAAGCTGGAGCTTGTCGTTAAACAGCCCCAGATGACGGGCAATATTCTGTAATGCCGCGTCCTGGTCGCGCATCTTCACCTCGATGCCGTTCTGCGTCTGCTTAAGACCGGCAAAGAGACGGCGGGCTGAACCTGTCAGGTGCCGGGTGTCGTTGATGTGAACGCGTGCATGCCCGTTGCCGTCGCACTCAGGGCAATCAGGGTTAGGAGGTTCGCCAGGGTCATAACCATAACCGCCTTCATCCGTCGGCAGGTTAGGAGCGCGGTCGCTTTCCTCAGCCTCGGCAATCGCCTTAGCCAGCGCACGCTGAAACTCACCCTCGTTTCTCCACTGAAACGCGAAGTCTTTCCCATGACAATGACGGCAGCATTCACGCCTTAACTGCGTTATCTCGTTAGGGTCTGCTGTCGCTATCTGCCACCATTGATGTAAAACCTTGTCAGCAGTAATCCCTGTACGCCTCTGGAGCCTTTCGCGGGCATCCATAAGGCCTTTCTTAATCTTATCCTGGCTTAACAACCGGCTGGCACTTGCTTCCGCAGACTTCTGGGAGCATTTGAACGCGCGCAGATACGCCGCAGTGGCGTTCATCTGCTCATCAGCTAAAAGCTCTTCGATGAATGCCATCTGCTTCGGCGTCAGGCTGTCGTCGGCAGGCTTTGGCTTCCGTGGAGTTCGTTTGGTGGCTTTTTCGGTAGAAACCTTTCTTTTCGGCGGCATGGTGGTTCTCTCGGTATTGACTCCGGGTTGCGAGTGTTGAATCACTCCCCGATCGCGATGTTGCGATTGTAGAAACAGGGAGATTGAATTGCAAACACTCGCGCAGAAGGCAAGCCGCTTTGTGTGCTGGGAACAGGTAGACCTGCCTAACGGCGTCTATCGGGTGCAGAATGCCCGCATCCTGGATGCGGCCCCAGACCTGACAGGATGGATTGATTGCAGCGAGAGCTGGCAGTTTAAGGATGAGCTGCGCGCCGCCCTGGAAATGCTGGGGATGCAATACGATGGCGTCTGGATCGGGATGGGTGGAACGCTCCGGGGTATCTGCACCGGAATAGCCTGGATGGTGGGATAGATGAGGGCTGAATTCGTCCCCTGGCTTGGGGATACAGGTTGATGGGTTTAACTTTTAGAGCGCACTGGCTTCAAACCGTGCGCTTTTTGTTTTGCTGCTCTGCCGCCACCGGCGCAGCTACCGGCTGAGTAGGAAGCCTGGCTTGCACATTATCGCGTCCTCATCCGGCTTGGCGGAATAAACCTTACCAGCGCCCTGCATGTGCCATACAGGTGTTTGTGCAAAGTAACGATAAACCATTCTGTGATGATACGCAAAGTATACTTGCGTTTATTGATAATATTATTGCGTTAGCGCTAACGCTGTGTTATGTTGTTTCTCAAGGGCGGCGCGGTGCCGCGAATGAATGAGGAAATGAAAATGGTCATCGAAATCTCTGGCATCAACATCAACAATCATCATGCAGTTAAAGGAATTGCCGGAATTGCCGGTTGTGCCGCAAGCATAGAAGTTATCAATGAAACAACAAATCGCATTGATATTGGCGATGAAAATCTCTGGCGAGTGGCTGAGATAAATGCCAGCGATGTTGATCGCATGGTATCGGCTTTTGTGATGGAAGGTTTCGGCATCAAAAAGGTTTGAGCAATACGCCCCGGCAACGGGGCAGTGATTTTACCACCGGTTCGCGTGCGGGCCGGTCGCAAAGTCACTACAGCCCACCAGGGCCAATAAGAACGAGGTAACAACCCATGCACAGCAATAAGACGGCAAGCCCGTTCCCTATCATCCATCAGCACGGCACCAATGCCAGCGCAGCGGAGCGCCACTGCTTTACGCTCGCTACCGGCGGCTGGGCAGCGAAACTGAAACACGTACCCGCCTTAGGCTGGCAGGTCATCGTCACCGGCTTTCGTGGGGTGCAGCATGCGCATTCTGTTCGCTGATGAAGCCCAGGCGGCGCGCCAGCACGTTCGCATCGAGCTGAACGCCACCAAAACCGAATTGCAGATCGGCACCTCCACCGGAAACCTGAGCGGGTTCGTTAAGAGCATGCCGGTTTACACCATTGGCCGTGACCGCGTGCGCAGCCTGCGCGACCTGGCGACGGCAGTGGACTACTACGCCCAGCAGAACAAGGTGAGCAGCGACGTAACCGCCAGCATGGGCGTAATGCGTTCCTATCGCCTGCTGTGTGGCACCACCGTTAAAGGCTCAATCTGAGCCATCACTGAGGAAATGACATGTTACCGAACCAGAACCACTTCGCGCTTGCCGCCCAGCTGAACCGCTGCGCCACCGTCACCGAACAGGCAGCGCTGATTGCACAGGCAATCCATGAAAGCATCAATGCCGCCAGCATCGGCACGGCCCAGGCGCTGGGCGATCTCATTAACTCGACGCCGCTGCCGGATGATATGCCGCTGGTATCCTGGCCCGGCGCTCAGCGCATCGCAGCACGTATTTGCGAGCGCTATGCGCAACATTTGCAATCCGGCACCGATGAAATACCGGAAGAAAGCGCAAAACCTGCGCACCGCGTAACCCGCGTTGAGATGGAGCGTGATGCTCGCGGCTTCTGGCGTCACCCGCTGTATCCGATCTTTAACCCGAATGAGCCCGCTTCCCGCACTGTCTGGTTCGCGGTGAATGGCCTGGATGGCTGCGGCACGTTCCTGATTGCCCCTGAAGGTCAGACCACCAGCGATGACTACAGCGCCTGGGAGCTGAAGCGCCCGGCGGGCGATAAGTGGTTCCTGCTGGCTATCGAGCCCACCGATAACGGCCCGGTTGCAGTGTGGGGCGCGCCGGTGGGCGATATCGGATGAGACTGCTTCACGCGCTCACCATCGCGCTGATGCTGTCGTGTGTAGCCGTGGCGGCTGGCTTCGCTTCGGTTCTGTTTATGTGACTGCCCGCAAGGGCTAAGGAATCAATGTGAACGATGAAGCGCAGGAAATGCGCAGCGCGCCCGATGAAATATCATCGAAAAGCGCAGTTAACGACCAATGGCTGGGTGATGTGGTCGATTTGCTCCACCTGCTGGCGGGCGACCTGTCTCACGATAGCCGCCTGGTGGCTGTGGCAGCGCGCCAGCTCATCCTGAGTGCGCCACGCCTGTCTGCCGAACAATCTGATGGCGTGTGGCATGACTGGCGCGGCTGGCGGGCCTGCGAAATTGAGGTTCTCCCTGGTCATCTTCACCCTGAGGATACCGTGGAAGCTCGCTTTCGTGACGGCACAGATAGCGGCAAGGTTCGGGCGATCGACCTGGACTGGAACACCAACGGCGATGGCACTGACATCGTATCCTGGCGTCGCGTTAATTAATCAATATGCCCGCCACCAGCGGGCTAAGGAAATCTATGTTTGGTCTGTTCCTGGTGCTGTGCATGAGCGGTGAGCCGCAATGCTACAAGCCCGAAGGCTATGTGTATCCCGATGAAGAGAACTGCCGCCGGGATATCGATATCAACTTTAACCGTGTCGATTATACCTGCCTCCCGATCGATGGGATTTACCGGGCTGAAGATATCGACCGTTTCCGTGCTGAGATGGAGGCTGAAGCCCATGAAATCTACTAACAAGCGTATCGATATGCGCTGGTGGGCTGTTCTGGCTGCTTTCCTGGCGTTCTGGATGGCAGTGGTGTCTGGTCTGGTTATGGTGGGGGTGCTGCCGTGAAAATTACCGCTGAAGCCGTTCGCGAGCGTATCGCGGCGCTGGAGGCAGCTGGCGAGCTGTCACTTAAAGAGCAGTTTTATCTGGATGCGCTGCGCGCACTGCTGCCGGGCTTGGCTGAGCCGGTGACGCGGTTCGATGCTGTGGCCGACCTGTACGCCCTCAAAACCCTGGCGGGCCAGACATACAACTACACGGCATCGCCACATGAGGCTGAGCAGTGGCTGGGTACTGAAGGCTATTCAGTGCAGGAATATGTGAAGCTGGAAAGGCTGCAACAGGCTGTCACCGCGCCACCAGCCCAGGGCGGCACCGACTACAAAGCCATCGTTGAGCGCATCGCGGAAATCCTTCACGGCAAAGTCACTGATATCGACCTACTGACAGTTACAGTGCAGGCGATGAAAGAGCGTAACAGCAAGCTGGAACGGCAGCGGGAAGCGCAGTCTGGCGACATCACCAGCTCGCGCAAATACTGGGACGATAACCGCAATCAGCCTTCACCTCAGACCCAGGCCTATATCGAAGGGTGGAATGATCGCGGCGCGGCGCTGCGGGAGCAAATACGGCGTGCTGTCGCTTACCTGAAGGCAGTCAACGACCGAAATGAACCTGAATGTAAAGATGTGCTTGTCGATTACGCTATACGTGAGCTTGACGGAAATAATCACCGCTCAGCAGCCCCCGCGCCGGTTGTGCCGAAAATCGACCGTAAAGCAATCTGCAATAAAGTTCACTGGCTGTGCGCACGCTCGCCAGGCGCAACGTTCTACAACGCTGCTGAGTACGCGTTAGACGAAGTGATTGAGCTGCTGGCACCGCCCGCGCCGGTTGATGTGCCTAATGAGCTTGTCTCCGAGCTTCTGGATATTGCGAAAAGAGCCGCTGAGGAAGCAGACGAATGCGCTAATGCCGAGTTTAGTGACAACTCAATGAAGCACGCTCGCGAAATTGCTGAATGGGAAAGACGCGCCGCCATGCTCGCAGCGCCAACTCACGTTGCGACTAGTGAAGTTACCCAGGATTTTAAACCGGTCAGTAGAAAGAAATGCAGGAAGTGCGACCAAGAGGTATTTGGCTACACCGTGAATGGTCTGTGTGAAGATTGCTATTCGGCCGCGCCGGTTGTGCCTGCTGAAACCTTTGAAGAATGGTCGCGTCGATGCGAAATCCAGCTCACCTTATGCCGCCCGGAATTCCGTGAAGTTGCCGAGATAACCTGGAAAGCCTGCCGCGACGCCATGCTAGCAGCGCCGGGCAAACAGCCGCTATCGGTAGATGTGCTGGCGGGAGCCCTGCGCAACGCTCCGCTCGCGCCTTCGGATAATCATGGCCGCAAACGCGCAGAAGACGACAACACCGGCCAGCAGTATGAAAGCCTGGGTAAGGGGAAAGGAATTGAACAATAAGCCGATTTATCCTGACATTGCCGCCATCGCCTATCACGATGATTTATCCAATCTGTTCGTCGTGAAGGACAGCATGCGTAACGGCACTGAATACAGTTTTGGCTCGCGTCAGTGGCAAGAGCTTAGACTTGCCGCCATTCAGGATCTGCTTTTTCGCATCGATAACTTCGAACGCTCACCGACGCCGCCAGCACTCATCACGAAAGCGCACGTCATTCATGTTCGTGAACGCAACGCGGTTAGCGTGATAAATCTGGAAGGCTTTCTGGAAACTTGCGAGTTTTCAGCCCCTCAGTGGCGCGCCATCTGCATGGCTGCTGACAGCAGGCTTCTCGATCGCCTCGATGACCATGTGCAGGGCCGCAAGGCTCATATCGACCGAAATGAACCGGCTAAGGGCGGTGAGTGATGGCTGAAACATTTAAAAAGGGCCAGATGGTTCCGAAGCGCCTGAAACTGGCGCTAACCCACCGCAAGGTGCAGCACCGCATCACCTTCGGTTGCGATGTTGTGGTGGATGGCCGGGTGATTAAACCCGTTCGGCCGGATGATGGGCCGATCTTCACGCTGCCCAGCCGCGTGGCGCGGCGCTGGAATAATGGCACCTGGCAGAAGTTCTCCATCACGTTTAGAAATGTTTTTATCGTTGGCGCTGGCGTCGGCGTTGATTTGGGGGTGTGACAATGGCGAAAGTGATTGGCTATCTCTCTGAAAACGTGATGAGCAAAGCGCTCACGGCGCAGGACACCGGCGAAGCCATGTTTTTCACCGGCCGCACGCATGCCACTGAGAAAATCACCATTCCGGTTTACCTGGGTGAGCCCGCGAACGATAACCTGGAAGCACAGAAAAAGCTGACAGGCTATCTGGTGGCGCAGGCGCAGCTGCAAAAGCTCTATGTCGAGCTGACGAACGGCGATCCGGTGGGTGAACAGTGGGACGATGGGGATTTCAGCCATAAGGGCTATCTCATCACGAATGAGCAGCTGGAGCGCCTGCGCGAGCTGGTGGGCTATGTGCCGGATGGAGGGAAACGGTGACGAAACAGGAACTGAAAACCAACCAGGCCCGCGAACGTCAGCGGGCTCTGGCGCAGCGCCGCAAAGATGCCGGGCAGGTCAAGCTGTCTGCCTGGGTTTCCAGCGAAGCGCGCGACCGCCTCGATCGCCTGGTGGCTAAAACTGGGAAAAGTCGTGATGAAATTATCCAGGAATTGCT